TCATATGGGAGGTCTGCTCGAAGTGTTCCGCATACAAGGAATTTGCTTGCCAACGAGACCACAGCTTTGAATTCATCCAAACTTGAGATATTGCCCATGTTGATTGAACCAAGATTGCATACGTCAGAGTCATCTTCAGACGTAACTTCTGTGCAAGCATTGCGAAGGGTTTCATTCTGTTTAGCTCCAAAGTTGAAGGAGAAGCCGGGTTCCCCTGTCTCCATTGCCTGACGAACATTCTGTAGAAATACTGGATTTCCCGCCAGCCAGTTCTTATCAATAATACTACCTTGGTCCCACAACGCTCGGTCATCATAATTGACACTGATGTTGGTCATATCGAGAGGAGCCCACGTGTTGAAATTCTCTAACTTACGTTGTCGGGTGATTTCGTCCCAGTTTTTAATAGTGAGGAACTGCTGAATGTCGTCATGCTGCCAATTAAGGCTTGCATAGATTGCAGAACGTCTACTCCCTCCTTGCATGACGTTCCGGCCAATTTCATTAATGGCAGACATAAGGGGAATAGGTCCGCTAGCTGTTCCCCCAGTTCGTGAAAGGGCTTTTCCAGCCGGTCGGAGTCTGGAGTAGTCAATTCCAATACCCCCACCGGTCATCAAACAACTCATAGCACGCCATGTTACGTTGCTCCATTCTTCTCGGGTGTCCTCTTCGGCTCGAAGGAGATAACAATTGTTGTACGCTTTGTAAGGCCGTCCTGCGTAATAGAGATAGCGGCCTCCGGGTAGGAATTTGAACTCTTTAACATATTGTGCAAGCTGTTTTCTATCGCCGTCTGACAATAGGACATTAGTCGTGCCTTCTCGTGAGCCACATACGTCTTCAACAAGGCGATCTGCAAGTTTGTCCCAAGTGTCTGCTGGACCGTTTCGGTATTTGTTGTTAAAGATTGTTTCACCAAATGAATTCCTAAAAGATGATTTTTGTTCTGCCATTATTGTCCTTCATGTTCTAATCTATGGCAGTTGGCACACAGTAGAATGCACTTATCTAATTCTGCCCAAATCTTTTCTCGACTATCCCCCCAATGCTCACTCAGTGTAAACTCTTTTGTTTCAGGATTTACATGGTGAAAATCATACACAATTCTAGGATATGAATTAAAGCATTTGGAACATTTCCCACCTAGGTAAAGAATAGCAGCATCTTGTGTTGCCTCCTTTTTTAACTGGGCTCGTTGGTTAATCTTTTCTTTATTTTCAGAACGGTATTTCTTTTGGTACTCAAGAAGTTCTTGTTTCTTAACTAAATACCGTGATTTTTGATATGTGGAGTGCTTTTCTCTATTGGCTTGATAATACTCTTGACGCGCCAGTTGCTTAGGGGTAAGTTGGTTTGGTGTCGTCAATATAGTCTTCCTTCATTGTGTGTTCATATTAAGAGGCTTTAAAACATAAGGATGTAGTGTATGTCGAAAGTGATATCTGCGATATCTCAGGAAAAGGAGGAAGCTGTGGAAGCTGATGCTCGCCGCTATCGCTGGCTAGCCTCCGAGTATGCCTACGGAAATGAAACCTACCTAGCAGAGAGTATCTTTAGCAAGGAACAACTTGACTCTCATTGTTTTCTCTTGATCCCCAAGCAGGTAGATTAATTGTGGAACTAATGGACATGTCAACGTAATCTTGCACATCCGCTTGAAAGCGAATTCTCCGTTCATAGTCTGTACTTAGGTCCAATGCTGATTGAATGTTTTCAGGCTTAACTCCAAACTCATTAATGAGTAGATCGGCTGTGCCGTCCACTACGTATTGATATTTCCATTTAGTTCCTTCAGTGAGGAAGCGCCGTTTATAAGCAACTGCAAACAGCGGTTCAATTCCTGTCGTTGTTCCGGCGAGAATCCCGATACTCCCTGTCGGCGCAATAGCTCGATACGCAACTGGGCGACTGATATAGAATCTATCACAATGTTCATTAGCTGCGCGTTCGCTTTCAGATGCATATACTTTTAGCCATTCATGTAGCTCCGGTGTTACTTCGTATCCGCTTCCACGCTTGAGGAGCCATTCGTGGATGCCCATAAGCCCCAGTCCCAGTCGGCGGTTCTTTTCCCGAACCTTATACACTTTATCATATGGGAGGTCTGCTCGAAGTGTTCCGCATACAAGGAATTTGCTTGCCAACGAGACCACAGCTTTGAATTCATCCAAACTTGAGATATTGCCCATGTTGATTGAACCAAGATTGCATA